GTCCTAATTTCTAATGAAATGTATGGCCCGACATTTAGAGCAAAAAAATGTAGGAGTAACGTTTTTTGTTGCAAACTCTAATTGCTGCCATTTGTGGTGGCAATCCGTGTAATCGGTTGGATGAGGAGCAAAGCCGTCTATTTGTTTCGATTCGTTATAGTTATCAATCATTGATTTTATTTTATTCCTTAATGAATGTTTCCAATCCCAGGATGTTTCCATTTCGATCCAATCAAATGAACTAATAAATTCTTATAGTTCCTCTTTCGTGAATTGATTCAACTTTGCAACCTCCATAAAAAAGGCAGCGATTAACGACTGCCTTAACTGTTTTTACCGTGGGTAAATCAGATAATAAAATCTTATTCCTCTTCACCTGAATTGTCTATTTCTTCATCAATGTCAATGCAGTCCTCAGAAAATGCCTCAGATTCCTCACAAAAATCCTCACAAATCTCATAATCCTCAGATTTCTTGACTTTATTCTTTTTAGGAGGTTTTTTAAATGATTGTTTAAAATGGAATTTAGATAGGTCATCCGTATAAAGACAGTCACCAATATAATCTATGCCACGGAGGAGACTATCGATTCTTTCCTCAAGACGTTTGAACTCTTTGTAAATTTTGCTTTGATTATCTAGGGAAATACCTTCAACGGGGTCATATTTATCTTTTTTGATTGCAACCAAGGTTTCAGAGGTAATACCAAAAGCTTTCATGATTTCAGAATCAGGAGCCTTTCTCTTAAGATACATTTGAATTTTTTGCAGCTCATCTATTCCTGGCTGCTGGTTAAAATTATTTCCAATCTGCTGCTCTCGCCATTTTGAAGCAACAATCTCCGGATTGTGCTCTGTAGGTTTCCAACTATCAAGAGTAACTTTTTCTTTGTCACTGCCGTCAATACTGCATGGATCAAACTCGTAACTTCTTTCTGACATAATAACGCTCCCTGTTATAAATCATTTATTGCCTTAATCTTTTTGTGCTGCATAGGAGTCAAGCCATCCTCAACAAATTGCCTAAATTCTTTTGCATCCATTTTCTTGTACTTATTTGCAACCGTTGGACAGCTCCTTAATTTGTCCAAAAATGTTTCAATATCGGGTATTACAAAAGAATCATACCCATCCTCATTTACAAAAGTGACTCGTAAGCTATCCATATCAACATCCTTTGTCTAAGTAAGCCAAAATAACTTCCTTGGCAGCTTCTTCTCCCCATGCGGCTATAGCTTCATAGCCACGTGCATTTTTGCGTTGCAGAAATTTAACTTGCTCCGGTGAGAGTTTCCCCTTACCAACTTTTAGCTCAATCCATAAGCCAGATTTGCCCGATACAGGCAAAGCCAGGAAAAAATCTGCAACACCTTTTTTAACTCCCATTCGTTTTAGTGTTCGGCCTTCCTTATAACTGCACTTTCGTTCATTGGCAAAGTGATGGAAATCTTCTGCCAATTCTGGAAACTTATAATGGAACCAATTCACTATGTTGATGTGGTCTACCTGCTCCGCTTTTAAGCTCATCCTTAAGCTCCTGAACTTGCTCCCTAAGTTCATCCAGCGCACGGCTCACCGCCCTATTTTCGTCTACTTGTCGATGATAGTGCTCCCAAATCAATTCAAATCGTTTCTCATTGGTCATTTCCCTTCCCTAATCATGACAGCTATATCATTGGCACGGCTATGCACCTCTTTAGCCCAATTGCTATTTAATGCAGCTTGAGCAGCTCCTAGATAGTCATAGCACCTAAGGCAATGAATCATCTCTTTAAATTCGAGTAATTTAGTAATGCCAAGATTGAAGTTCATATTGATTAAGGCATTTTTAACGCCTTGAGGCTGATTGATATACCAAGCTTGTTCTTCTAATTCTGAAACTGCTTGCTTGAAGTCATTTTGAAACATGAGTTCCGCTTCATCAACGCTTATCCCATCTTCAAGATTTCGACCCCATCCGACCGTACAATGACCATTGGTGTCAATGTAGGTATGCAGCTCTAATTTCTCATAGCCCTTAATCCATTGCTGTAAATCTTGCATAGCAAATATCCTCCTGATAAATGAACAAGTGATTTAAAAATAATTTTAGGAATAGAAAATAAAACCTGTGGGGGCTGATTCATCCTGAATTCCCCCACAGGCACAGAGAAAGCTATCCTTAGCTTGTTCATCTACTTCCTTATTACGCGGGTGTAACAACTCTGTAACGCGCATACAATGTAGCAGTACTATCACCAGTTGCAAAATCTGCTGTTGCATTTGATAAATAAACAGCTGTGTTTTCAACAGTAGCAGGAGCATTTAGAGTGGCTGCACCTGAACCGTTTGCTATAAATCCACTGGCTGCAATACCGTTTAAGGTAGCTGCTGCAATTGAAGCCGAAGCCGGAGAACCAGCCCCATGCACGGTATTTCCATACTGAGCTTGGATTGCACCTCCTGCTGTGTACTGAGTAGTTCCAAAAGCGATATCCCAAAGAATGCTGTCGATTAGGATTAATTTACCAGCTCCAGGAGCAGCAACTAATTGCACAGGAGTATCATATAAAGCTTTGATTTGTGCAGCTGATAAGGTTACTGTTGCAGAAGCACCAACATCTAAGGCTAATTGCGCATAGTCAACAGCGTTATTCGCAATTTTAGAGCCTGTGATAGCGCCAGCTCCAATAGTAAGTACTCCTGTATTACTTATGGTTGCATCTCCTGACATAGCCCTTGCAGTCGCTACGTTCGAAGCATTACCAACAATAATGTCACCAGAAGGGAGTGTATTGGATATACCGCCGTTGGCAGCCAATGCCACAAAAGAATCAGTAGTCGCATCATAAGTAAACCATCCAATAAGTGCAGTAGCATAATAAATTAATACAATATCTTCAGGTTCCCATTGCCATACACCATTATTAAGCGCTTCTACAGTTGCTAATTGAGTGGCAAAATATCCAGTTGTAGTAATAGCGGTTAAGTCATCAGTTGTGACAATTCCTACTATGTTGGGGAAAAGATTAAATTCCCTTTTAATCGAAGTAATCATTAAATTATCTCCTTATAATTAATGTTTATCGGGTTTGGTGCTTAAGTCTTTCTCTCCTAATCCTATCTATATCATCCATACCCAAATATCCTGGTTGCTCAGCATAGGCATCAGTCGGGTAACAATAATCCCCTGCTTTTTCTGCTGCGCGAATATCTTTGTCTTTGCTGCCATGTTCCTCTAATCGTGCGCCATCTTTGTCAGCACGATTTACAGGCTTTTCATAATAACGCATGATTAACTCCTTCTTTTTGATTTATTAGAAGGTTGGCGAGCCTCAGAATATGCTATGGCCACCGCTTGCTTTTGCGGTTTTCCCGCATTTATCTCTCTGCGCACGTTCTCAGAAAATCCTTTCCTGGAACGCGCTTTTTCACCTTTAATAAGAGGCATGATTTCTCCTAGTAACGAGAATGCTTCTCCTTTTTCTCATGTTTATGTTCTTTCTTTTTATCCATTTTGCGTTCTTTCTTTTCCATTTCTTTCATGGGCTTTTTATCTTTTTTCATTTGGAGCCTCCACTGGCTGTCTAAGTGCAATTTTGCTGTTCACCCATGAAACTACGGAATTCACAGCGGCCGTTACTTCATCAACAAAAGCGGTTTGTAATTCGGGTTCGTGTTTTACAAATTCAGCTTCTAAAGCTGTAATTAATTCTTTGGTTACAAAGGAGGATAATAGACTCATCGTTTTTTCCCTTTTGGTTCGCCTCTATGCAAAACTTTATTTGCTTTAGCATCGATTTTGGCTTCAGTAGATTTAGAAATTTTACCCTTATGCTCCATTTCAGATGCGCGACTTTTTGCATTTTTTGCATGGTCAGCATCGTTAACTGGATATTTACGCTTTCCAGGTAAGGCAAAATCGCTTTTAGGCAGCTTGTTTCTCTTCTTGCTCGTCAGCTTCGCCATCTCCTTGGCCTCCTGATAATTTAAGGGCTTCATCTTCGTGCTTTTTAATCATTAAATCACAGGCAAAAATAGCGCCTATTAATTGATTTAAATTATTTTGGGCGAATTCTTTTTGCTGAACAAACTGAGCACGTTGCTGTTTGAATTGGTCTATAAGGCTTACTTGAGGCATTTCTTTATTTTCATCTGACATCTAAATTACTCCCTGTAAATTAAATTGTGTGAAAGTACT